CTTCGATCTTGACGCTCTGGTCAAGGATCAACTGCCGTAAGGCTCGGAATTGTTCGTCGGTCATGCCTGCTTTTGTGGTGCATATCGAAAAGGTTGGCAATGCTTATCAAGACCGTTTCGACCGTTGTCACGACAGACAGCACCGGCAAGCCTATTGATGCAATCCCGGTTCGGACAGCGAGCGCGGGCGAAACCGACGCTGCAGGGCGGCCTGTCGATATCATTCAGGTCACGGAAGACCCGAATGGCATTCCCGTCCGCGTTGTGGCGGGCAAGGCAGCCCAGAACAGCGCCGGTCAGTGGATAGACACCCTTCCAGTTCAGGGCGTTGTGGTTCCGCTTCCGGCCCTGCCTTTGGCGACAGGGGCTAAGGTCATGGGCCTCGGCCATAGCTTCATTGGCCTCGGAACCGCGCAAACCTACACCGCAGGCCAGACGGCGACGAATGGTCATACCGGCTTCTATGAGAACGGCCGCACGGTCCTCTCATGGATCAAGGCAGCCGATGGCCGCTTCAACATCGACATGTTCGCCGAGTTGAACAGTCCGTTTTTCGCGCCGAGTTCCTTTGCGGCCTTCTCGGGCGCAATGGCCGGCAAGTCGGGCGATTGCCTCTTTCCTGTTCCCGGGCTTGAGGCGCAGTTCCCGGGCACGCTCGCGCGCACGGCCTATTCTCTCAGCCAGAAACCCGACATCGTCTATATCGACATAGGCTACAACGACATCGTCCGGGGTCGAAGCCTGGCGGCGATCCTTGCCGACTTCGATACGCAGGTGCAGCGCATTGTTGATGCCGGGGTCTACGTCGTCCTGCAGACGTTGAGTTGGACCAACACACTCGACGATCAGCCAGGCGTTGACGATCCGGCATGGCCTGGCATCCTCGACGGCATCAATGCGTGGATCGTCGCGCAGGCGGGACGCGAAGGCGTCGTGCTCTGCAATACGCTTTCGCTCGATGGACCGGCCTCGGGCATCTCGCCGACCATGTTTGTCGATGGGCTTCACCCCAAGCCGGACCTGATGGCGAAGCGCTCCGATATTCTGCTGCCGATCCTGCAGGGAATGGTCTCAGCAGGCGAGACAAGGTCGCTCGATCCACTCGCCGCCTACAACATCTTCCCGCCCAAGGGCACACCGGGGATAGCCGGAACCAAGACCAACGTCACTGGTGACGTTGCCACTGGCATGCGCCTGGTGCGCGGCACCGGCACCTCGACCTATGTCGCCAGCAAGGAAGTGGTGGCGACCGGCAACGAAAAACAAGTGATCACGATCACGCCCGTCAACGACGCGGCTGCCGTTCATACCGTGACCTATGGCCTGCCGGCCAATCTCAGCCTGGCAACACTCGGCCTCGTCGCCGGCGACTGGCTCGAGATCCAGATCCCCGTCGAGCTGAACGACTGGGCGGGCTGGGATTACCTCGACAGCTCCATCCGTGGCCCGGTTCAGATCGGCAATACTGTCACGGTCACCGGCGGCGGCTGGACGACCGGCAATTATATCGGTGGCCGCAATCGGTCGCTCATCTGCGGCTCGAAACTCTGGCTTCCGACCGGTCTGACGATGACGAACATCAGGCTCGATAACCTGCTGATATTGAGGCACCTCTGCACGACTGGAGGAACCGGCGTCGCCAAGATCGGGGCGCCGATCATCCGCAAGATTGCAAGCCCGCGAACGGCCTGGCAGTTGGCGGCATAGGAGAATTCCATGAATTTCACCGACGCTGTCACCATCGCGGGAACGCGACGGACCGACGACGGCTACCTTGTCGCCGAAGCGAAGGCAGTCCGGACCGGCATCCAGCTTTATACGGGCGATGAAGTCGGAAAGCCTGAGATGTCCGTCGTCAGGGTCTATCGCCCGCCGGAATCCGTCTTCGCCGATGCCAGCCTACAGAGCTTCACCCACGCACCGGTGACGATGGATCACCCGAAGGACGCCGTGACGGCCGAGAACTGGAAGGATCTGGCAGTCGGCGAGGTCAGCACGGCCGCCAAGCGGGACGGGGAGTGGGTTTATCTCCCGCTCATCCTGAAGGATGCAGCGGCAATCAAGGGCGTCGAGGGTGGCAAGCGCGAACTCTCCGCCGGCTACGTCTGCGAGCTCGTATGGGGCGACGGCGTCACTCCGGATGGCCAGCAGTACGACGCCCAGCAGACCAACATCAAGATCAACCACCTGGCCGTCGTCGATCGCGCTCGGGCTGGTTCAAAGGCTCGCATCGGTGACGGTGCGAATTGGGGCATCAGCCCTGTCACCCCTGATCACAAACCTCAAGAGGAAAAGATCATGACCCTGAAGACGGTTACCGTCGATGGCATCCCGGTTGAAGTAACCGATCAGGGTGCCACGGTTATCGCAACGCTGCAGCAGCGGCTTGCGGATGCCCACTCCAAGATGGGCACGGCAGACGCCGCGCACCTCTCCGCAATCGCTGCAAAAGACAGCGAACTCGCCAAGAAGGATGCCGAAATCGACAGCCTGAAGGCCAAGGTGCTTTCGGATGCTGATATCGACAAGCGCGTCCAGGACCGCGCCGATCTGATCGCCATCGCCACCACCATCGCGAAGGACGTCAAGACAACCGGTCTTTCCGATGCGGCCATCCGCAAGGCGGTTGTCACTGCCAAGCTCGGCGATGCTGCCATTGCCGGCAAGGCTGACGCCTACATCGACGCTCGCTTCGACATCCTGGCAGACGAGGCGAAGAAGGCGATCGGAGCCGATCCGTTCGCGCGAGTTCTCTCCGACGGCATTCGCCCCAACGTCGACGTCCACGTCGCCGCGGACAAGGCATGGTCGGAGAGCGTCAATGACCTCAACGCCTGGCGCAACAAGTAAGGAGGGCTGATCGATGCCTATCACCTATAGCAACACCCTTGCCGCATATGCGGTCGGCCGCCGTGTCAACATGGAAGAGTGGAATGCGATCACGCGCTCGCTCGAAGGCGCTACGCCTGTTGGCTTCGGCCAGCCTGTTATCGCCGGCGCCGCCGCTCACACCTGCGCTCCGCTGACGGCGGCAGCTCAGAACGTGCTCGGCATCACCGAAGCGGACCCGACGCTTCCTCGCCCCGGCGATGCCTACGCCCAGTACGACAACGTTCCGATCTGCGAAAGCGGCGTGATCGGCGTCCTGCTCGGCGCCAACGTCACGAAAGGCGCTCAGGCGCGCTTCGACATAACCAACAAGAACTGGACCGGTGCAGCCGCATCCGGAACGGTCCTGACGATCCCCGGCGCTCAGTTCGATGAAGCCGGTTCCTCGGGCGCGGTCGGCAAGGTCCGTTACCGTCGTCCTGTTCCGTCTCTGTCGGCATAAGGAGCCACATCAATGTATGGACTTGGACACAATGGCGGCCCTGTGCTCATGGCGGACGCCACCCAGGCGCTTGCCTTCGTCACGGCGCAGGCATACCGCATCAACCAGACCGTCTATGAGACGCGCTACCCCGATTGGGATTTCAGCCGCCTCATTTACGTCGAAACCGAAGGCGACCCGTGGGCCCCCGGCATCCTGACCTATCTCTCCGATATGTCGGGTGCGGCCAATTGGCAGTCGGGCGCAGCGAAGGACATCCCGCTCGCCGACGTCAACCAGGACTACCAGCTCAAGAACTTCCACCTGGCGGCCATCGGCTACCAGTTCAACATCCAGGAAGTGAACGCGGCGATCCAGATCCCGGGCGGCACTCTGCCGAACCGCCGCGCGAAGGCTGCTCGTCTGGCCTACACGAAGTTCATGTACGACCTGACCTTGTTCGGCAGCGCCGAGAAGGGTCTCGGCGGGATCACGAACTACCCGGGCGTCACGACGGCGGCTGTACCGGCAGACGGTACTGGTGGAGTCACCTTCTGGGTGAACGCGGCCGGCGTTGGTGTGAAAACGCCAGCGCAGATCGTCCGAGACGTCAACCTCGGTCTTCAGGGTATCAATCTGGCCACAAACCAGGTCGAGCTGGCTGACACCGTGTTCCTGCCGGTCGAAGCGCTGAATTACATCGCCGCTACGCCTTATAGCGCGACGACGATGGAAACGATCCTGTCGTTCCTGCTCCGCACCAATCTGTACACGCTCACGACCGGCCGGCCACTCACGGTCCGCTCGGTTCGCGAGCTCGGTACAGCGGCAACCACGGCAGGCGTAACCGGCAAGGGCCGTATGGTCGTTTACAAGAACGACGAGAACTACCTGAAGCTCCACCTTCCGATGCCTCACCGGTTCCTTCCGGTCTATCAGGACGGCCCGCTCAATTGGCAGGTTCCTGGCATCTTCCGGACTGGTGGCGTCGAAGCGCTTACCACGGCAGCCATCCGCTATCTCGACGGCGTCAGCGAAACTCCGGCCTGATAGGGGGCTGACATGGTCAAGGTGAAGAACCTGACGAACAGCCCCTATGATCTCCAGGGCAGGGACGGCCCGGTCCGTATCCCTGCCTTCGGAGAGGCAGAGGGCGAGTTCACAGACGATTATCTGATGATCCTCGAAGCTTCGGGATCTGTGGTGATCGTGAGCGATACCGAAGAAGGCGGGCAGGGCGGCGCAAGCAAGCCGCAGGTCGAAGATCTGGCCAAACTCCGAGCCGACTATCTCGACGTCATGGGCAAGAAGCCGTTCAACGGCTGGTCCGCCGAACAGCTCCGCGAAAAGATCGACGCGAAGCTCGCCGAATAATCATCACTCCGGCTGGCAACGGCCGGGGTCCAATTTCCACCGGAGAACGGACAATGACCACGATCAAGAACATGACGGGTGCGTCCGTCTCGATCGGCAGCCTGACAATTCGCCCCGGCGTATCGATCAGTACGAACCGTTGGCATATCCTTCAGCACTCCGACAATGCCAAATCTCTCCTCGCTGCAAAGGCCATCGAGGTCAGTGAAGCGGTTGCGGAGCAGGCCGGCAAAGCGGCTAAGGTCTCGAAGTAATGGCCTATGTCGCCCCCACGCCAACCACCTTCAAGGCGCGATATCCCGAGTTCCAGCCCGTGTCGGATGCGCTCGTGCAGCTCGTGCTCGACGAGGCGATCTCCGATGTCGGAGATACGTGGCTCGAAAAGGACCGCGCTCGCGCTCAGATGCTCCTCGCGGCCCACATGCTGACGATGGAAGGTGAGCCGGGACGGTCGACAACCGGCCAAGGATCGGGCGCTACCGGCCCCATCAAGCGGCGCAAGGTCGGTGATGTGGAAACTGAGTTCGCGGGAAATGGCGCATCGGCAGGCGGGGGCTCCGCTTCCGGCTATGCCGCCACGATCTATGGACAAGAGTTCCTCTCGCTCATGCGCAAGAATTTCCCCCCGGTGGCTGCCGTCTGATGTTCACAATCGGAGTGAAGCGCCGCGAGGTGGTGAAGCTGCCGAAGGGCGTGAAAGGACCATCGCAGGTCAAAGTCGGCTTTCCTAAAGGTGAGGCCGACCAGGACAATATCAACAAGGCGATCTGGAACGAGTTCGGCACCAAGGGCGGCGCTTCTGGCGGGGGCTGGGGCGGCCCGGTGCCCGAGCGTCCGTTCATGCGGAATGCTATGCGCGGTAACCGCGGCAAGTATCGTGACGCGCTCAAGGCTTCCGCTGCGAAACTGCTCACGGGCAAGACGACCCTGCGCCAGGTCCTGGCAAAGCTCGGCATCGTTGCTCAAGGGGATATCCAGGCGGAGATCACCTCTCTGCAATCGCCGCCGAACAGCCCTGTGACCATCGCCCTCAAGGGATCAAGCAAGCCTCTCATTGCCGACGGCGAAATGCGCGGCGCTGTTACGTGGAAGGTCGACGAATGATCGATGTTGCGATTGCCATCGATGGCGAGGCCGTCAACGTCACCCTGACCACCAAAGCCGCCGGATACTACGATGCCGATGGTAATTGGGTGCCCGGCGCGCCGACGTCTTCGACCATCCGCGCCGCCATCCAGCCCACCCGTGGCAATCAGTTGATGGACATGCCCGAGGGCATCAGGACCGAGGCCGGGTGGATGCTCTGGACCCGATCGGCGATTGCCGTAGACGGCGAGATCACATCGGGCGGCATCGGTTACCGCGTCCTCTTCACATGGCCGCGCATGGAAGGTGGTTTCTACCGCGCTACATTGGGCAGGCTGACGAAATGACGAACGATGAGATCCACAGCGCTGTCGTCCGTTGGGTGAAGACCGTTACGGGCGTCACGACGATAAAGTCGCACCAGAGCGGCCCCGATCCGGCATTGCCCTACGTGACGGTGAATTTCACGGCTGACGCCGAGGTTCGCCAGCACGAGCAGACCGTTGAATATACGGACACCGGCATTCCGAACAGCCAAGGCAAGAACAAGATCAGCGCTGCGCCGGTGATCGAGGTCGAATGGCGGTTCTCGGTCCACTCCTACGGCCCAGCACCTACCGGCATCCTTCGCCCGATCACATCGGCGGCGAAGCTCGCGCAGGTCATGGAGCCTTTGCTTCCCGGCCTCGTGATCCATGAGGTCTCTCAGATCCGGAACGTACCCGACTGGATCAACAACAAGTGGGAGCCTCGGGCTCAGATGGACCTCATCGTTCGCGGCCTCACCCGCGACGGCTTCGTAATCGACACCATCGATGAAAGCAGCTTCGACATAGCTCGGGCTGGATAACCCCAGAAAGGACGGCAGGATGACAATCCTCCCATACAACAGGGTCGTCAACGTGACCCTGTCGCGTAACGACGCCTTCCCGAGCCGTCGTGGCTTCGGAACGGAACTGATTCTCACGACCGTAGCCGTTGCGGGCAAGGTTGACGCAACCCATCGGACGAAGCTCTACGCCTCGATCGAGGAAGTCGCGGCGGACTTCGCGACCACGGCTGACGCCTATAAGGCTGCGTTGTCGGCATTCTCGCAGAACCCGCGTCCGACACAGATCAAGATCGGCTTTGTCGCAAGCGATGGCACCCCGACGGCCGCCGAGCTTCAGACCGAGCTCAACACGCTCTACGATTCTGACCAGGACTGGTACTTCATCACCGTCGACACGACGCTGCGCGATCAGGCCTATACAGACGGTCTGCTCCAGTGGACGGAAGCGAAGAACAAGCTGGCGATCATCGACAGCAACGCGGCCGCCACTCAAAACCCTGCGGATACGACCTCAATCGCCGCCCGCAACAAAGGTGATTTCGAGCGTACCGGCATCTTCTACCACACCAATGCAGCGTTGTTCCCGGCCGCCGCTCTGGCCGCGTGGATGTCCACCCGCAACTTCGACGACGCGAACAGCGCCTACACGGCCAAGTTCAAGAACCTGAAGGGCATCAGCGCCGTCAACCTGGGCTCTGCGGCCATCAGCGCGATCACCGGCTTTACCCCAGGTGTCGGCCAGTCGGAATCGGTCGGCCACATGGCCAACACCTATATCGACATCGGCAGCCGGAATTTCGTGGTTGAAGGTTCGACCCTCACGGCCAACGTCTTCCTGGACGAGATCCACGCCACCGACTGGATCATCGCCCGCACGGAAGAGGAAGCGCTCGGGATCCTCCTCAACAATGCCCGCGTGCCGTTCACTGACGCCGGCATGCAGACACTTGCCTCTGCCGCCCGGACCGTCATGCAGCAGGCGACCCGCGCCGGCCTCATCGCCCAGGATCTCGACCCTGAAACTGGCGACTATGCGCCTGCCGTCGTCATCACGGTTCCGTCGGTGTTTGACGTTCCGGAAAGCCAGCGAAAGGCCCGCATCGCCCCGGCGATCTCGGTCCGCTTCCGCTACGCCGGCGCGGTGCACTACACCACCATCAACTACACCATGACGTTCTAAGGAGCCGACACATGGGAAACTCAACCGCATATAGCATGGTCAATGTGTCGGCCACGCTCGACGGCCAGAAGGTGCAGGGTCTCTGGGATGGCGACGACGCAATCGTCGTCACCCAGGGCGCTGATGCCGGCTCCGGTCTCGTCGGTGCCGACGGGTCGAGCATCTTCTCGATCTCTGCCGACAATTCGGCCCAAATCAGCGTCAAGCTCCAGCACACGAGCCCGACGCATCGCCTGCTTCACCAGAAGTGGAAGCGCCAGAAGGCTCTTGGCTCGACGGCCGCTGCCTTCCCGTTCTCCCTCATCGACAACGGCACCAATGAAGGTGGCTCGGCCGACCGTGCGTTCATCATGAGCGCGCCGGCCGATTCGAAGGGCAAGAACGCCGTCGTTCGGGAGTGGGTGCTCTGGACCGGTGACTGGAATACGGAGATCCCTGACAATGGCTGAGAAGAAGATCAACGGCGTCGAGTATAAGGTCGATCAGCTTCTCGCGACCAAGGCTCTCATCCTGCAGGCCCGCCTCATGCGTGCGGCTGGCCCGCTGGCCTCCAAGATCCCGGCAATCCTTGCCTCTCGCAGGGAGGGAGCATCGATCGAAGAACGCGCAGCAGCCGACACCGAGGCTCTGCTGGCGATCACCGGCATCTTCGAGGCTATCGCCCCTGAAGAGTTCGCCGCTCTGGTGAAAGACATCGTCGAGATCGCCAGGATCAAGCGCCCATCCGGTGCTTACGATCCGGTCGACCTCGATGGCGACTTCGCCGGCCGACTCGGCGACATCATCCCGGTCGCGGTGTTCGTTTTGAAGGAGCAGTTTGGAGATTTTTTCTCCGGCGCCCTGGCGAATGGAACCCGCGCGATGACGGCAAGGGCCTAAGCGAGCGCGAGATCGGCAGGGTAGCGCCCAATCTCAACATGTGGCTTTGGCGGCCGATACTGTCGGAGCCGCCAATCTACTCAATGCGTGACATGCAGACGTGGGTGACATTGACCGACGTCATGGATGCCCATGAAGCCCTGGACCTGAAGGCGGCGATGGCAGAGGCGGCGGCTAAGGAGTGAGCCCGTATTTCTGGGCGAGCTTCGCTTGAAGGGCACACTGTGCCTTCTTCTCGGTCGAGCTCATGGTCGAGAACATCTGTCCTTGAAGAGAGCGGACATTGTTGAAGTGCATGCGAGAGGCGTCATCGAGGTTCGCCACGGTCGTTTCCATGAAAGCGGCAGTCTTTGCATCGTCGAGCTTATAGCCGCAGAGATCAGCGGCCCCGATGATTTGCCCAACCTCGTTCGCGGTCATGAAGTCCTTGGTGTTGAGCGTCTGCGCCGATGCAGCGCTTGCCGCCATCATCAAGACCATTGCCAATGCCACGCGCATCGAAAACCTCTCCGTTGAGGCCTGGAATGTGGCCCTGTTTCAATCGGATTTCAATCTATGATCGTTGACGAACTTATCGCCATCCTTGGTTATGAGACCAGGGGTGAGGGCGAGCTGAAGAAGTTTCAGCAGTCTATCGATCAGACTGCGAAGCGGATCACGATTTTTGCTGCCGCTGCAGCGACCGCGGCGGCCGGCGCTCTGGCGGCACTCGGAAAGTCGGTCATCACCACGTCGGCGCAATTCGAAAGCTATGCCGCAACCCTGGAAACGATCGAGGGGAGTGCTGAAAAGGCACAGAAGGCGCTCGACTGGGTTTCTACCTTTGGCGCCAAGACGCCTTACGAGGTTGGCGAGGTCACTGAAGCCTTCGTTCGGCTGAAGTCCTACGGTATCGATCCCACGACCGGAGCGCTGGAATCCGTCGGCGATGCGTCCAGCGCCATGGGCAAGACCCTGATGCAGGGCGTTGAGGCAATCGCCGACGCTGCGACAGGTGAATTTGAGCGACTGAAGGAGTTCGGCATCACATCGAGCGTTGCCGGCGACAAGGTCACATTCAACTGGACGAAAAACAGCAAGACGCTGTCGAAGACCGTCAAGAAGAACAGCGCCGAAATCATCCAGTTCCTGAAGGACAACTTCGCAGACCGCTTTAATGGCGCGATGTTGAGGCAGTCCAAGACGTGGAACGGCATGGTGTCGAACCTCGGGGACGCATGGACCGGCTTCCTTCGCAAGGTCGGTGATGCCGGCTTCTTCGATGCGGTAAAGCGCCAGCTTGGGCGGCTTCTCGATTTTATGGGCGAGTTGAGCTCGAATGGCACTCTCGAAAAGTTCGCCAAGGCGCTCGGGTCCGCTCTCGAGACCGGTGTCAACGCGGCAGTGTTCCTCGTGGATCGCCTGCGCCGGCATTTCGAGTTCCTGTCGCAGTGGGTTTCGGTCAACCCGGACCTGTTCAAGGCTATAGCCGTCGGTCTCGGGCTGATCGCCGCGGTAAAGTTCCCGTTCCTCACTGGTCTCCTGGTCCTTGAGGACATCCTGTCGTGGATGGAGGGCGGCGATAGCATAATCGGCAAATTCGCGGATGCTCTGTCGAAGCTGACCGGGATAGACACCGACACCCTGAGCACCATCATCGCCACCCTTTCGGGAGGAGTGGCGCTTGCAGCCGTGGCATCGTCAATCGGCCTGATGACGGCGGCCATAACGCCTCTGACCGCCTCGCTCCTGGCGTTCGCTGCTGCTTTCGCCGCAGCAAAGGCAGGGCTGGACTATCTCGGGTTCGTGAAATCTAACCTCGACAAGAAAATCGAGGGCATCACGGCGGTCGATAACCCAAAGTCAAAGCCGGGATACGTCGAAGGCATGGGCGGCATCTACATGAAGGGTGCCGCCGTCGTCGATCAGCCGCGTCCGCCGAACCTCGAAGATTCCATGACCAAGGACGCCTTGGACTGGAAGCTGATGATGCAGAACGCCGAAGGCAACACTGCAAAGATGGGCGGCGGCGCTCCGGCCAATGCTGTCGTCAACGACAATAAGCAGGACAATCGGAACCAGTCTGTTCAGGTCAACGTAGGCGGCGTGCAGGTCAACGGTGTCGCCGGTACTGGCGCGGCTGTCGGCGCAGCCGTTGGCAACGCTGTCGGGCAGGGTGCTGCTCGCGCCTCCCGCTTCGAAAAGGATGATGCCTTCTGATGTCTGTCATCGCCTTCTCCAGCGCCATCGGTCCCGTTGCCATCGACTGCGTCCTTTCGGAACGCCATAGCTCCGAGCTCGACATCACCGAGATCCCGATCGAGACCGGTGCGAAGATCACCGACCACGCCATTATCGTTCCGAAGAGGATCACGCTCGACGTGGCGGACTATGGCGCAGCGGCCACCTATGCCGCCCTTGTCGCGTTTCAGGAAAGCCGTGTGCCGTTCTCGCTGGTGACTGGCCTGACGATCTACAACAGCATGCTGATCAAGCGGATCGATGCCGATCGCGATGCCGGTTCATCTCGCATTCTTCGCTGCCGGTGCGACCTGCAGGAGGTGATCATCGTCAGCACTTCCTATGCCGCGTCACCCGATGGTGACAACACAGGGCAGCGCGGCAAGGCAGGCGGGACAAAAAGCACGAGAGCCGCGCCGCCGGCAGCCGAGCGATCAGGCGATGCGGTGACGGGCGACCGATCAACCGGCACGGTGCAGCGAGGCGATGCGGGCGTGACAACGGCACCAGCTAACCAATCGATCTTGAGCGGAATCACGGGGATTGGTCATCAATGAATGTCTTCAACGTCGTCGACTATGCCGATCAGCAGTTCGGAACGATCATCAATGGCCGCCGCGTGACTATCCGGTTGCGCTACAACACCACCATGGACCGTTGGAGCTTCGACCTCTCGATCGACAACCTTCCGGTATTGACCGGTCGTCGCATTGTCCTGGGCGCCGACCTGCTCGCGCCATTTCGTCTCGGCCTCGGAAGCATCTTCGCTTATGCCGTGACGCCTGGAGCCGTTCCGGACCGCCGCGCCCTGCCAGCAGGAACCGTGCTGCTTATTCAGGCGTCGGATGCTGAACTGGAGGCTGCGGCTGCCTGATGCGCCAGTATCTTCGCAAGGTGCGGGCAACCTTCAACGGGGGCCTGCTTATCAATCCGGGCGGGATCAACCCGCACGATATCCGCATCGAGTTCAACATCGACAAGGACACGTCGTCTTCGCCGAACTCTGCCGAGATCACGATTTTCAACCTGTCGGAAAGCCATAGGAACAGCGTCGGCAAGGAGTTCGACGCGATAACGCTTGAGGCCGGCTACATCCCGCCTGAAGGCTCTGGGAATGTGGGCGTCATCTTCAAGGGGGCTGTTCGTGATGTCGAGCATCGCCGTGAAGGCCCGAACATCATGACCATCATCTCATGCGGTGATGGATCGAAGGCCCTCCGGCGGGCGACGATATCGAAATCGTTTCCCAAGGGAACGCCGGTCAAGGATGTGGTCGACGAGCTATCCAAGCAGCTCGAGAAGGAAGGCGTCAGCCGCGGCGAGTGGAAGTTCCCGGAAGACGTCGAGAGCAAGACCTTCAAGCGGCCCTATGCCGTATGTGGTTCCTGCGCGCGCGAGCTCGATACGATCGGCCGGGGCAATGGCTTCTACTGGAACATGCAGAACGAGACGATGGAGATTATCCCGAGCGATGGCTTCATCGGTGGCGTGGTTCTCATCACGCCTGAGACGGGCATGATCGGCACACCGGCAATCACGGACAACGGTGTTCGGGTGACCGCGCTGCTCAATCCCGAGATCCGGCCCAACCGCCGCGTCCAGTTGAAAAGTGACACGCTCGAAATGAATGGTGATGACGGCATGTATCGCGTCACCGGCGTCTCTTACTCCGGCAACAACATGGATGGCGAGATGAAGGTCGACATCACCGGCGAGGCGGTCAAGAGCGGCAAGATAGACGAGGGGATCAAGAGATAATGGTCGGATACCTCGGCAAGCGCACCAACCAGCAGCGCGACATCACCGGTCAGCAGGCGCAGAGCGAGCGCGAAGCGATGTGGGGGCCGATCCCCGGCGAGATCGTATCCTACGACCCTGCAAGCCAGACGGCGACCGTGCAGCCGCTCTATAAGCCCGTGCACAATGGGCAGCCGGTGGCGATGCCGCAGTTGTTTGAAGTCCCTGTGGATCTGCCGCGCACGGCAAGCGCCGGCATGACCTTCCCGATCCCTGCCGGGACGAAGGTGATGCTTTC